CTAGAGCGACTCGACGACCTTCTCCACCAGCCGCACGTGGACGCGGCCGGCTGCGGGCGAGGTAACCGAAACCACCAGGTCGCCGTCGTAGAGGTGCGCCCGATTGCGCATGGCTTGCTCCGAGAGCCCCGCGGCGCCGAGGTACATGATCAGGCGCTGGCGGGCGTCGAGAGGCAGCACGATATCCGCCCCCAGGCTTTCCACCACAGCCTCTACCACCAGTCCCTCGCCAAGGCGGCTGACGTCCATCCCGAGGCGGACCAGGTCGCTCGGTGCCTGGTCCATCAGATGCACCACCGCCTCGCAGGCTAGGCGGTAGAGGGCAATGTGGGTTTCAGACGACACCAGATTGAGGCGCTGCCGCGACTTGGTATGTCGGATTTCGCATTGGACGCCGAGCAGTGCGAGTGCCTCGGCAATTGCCCCATCTTGACCGCCAAACTCCAGCCACTCGTTGGGGGACATACCAGCGGTGATTCGCTGGTGCTGGCGGTGCAGGTCATCAAACTGGCCGTAATGCTGGGCGATGGCCTTCGCCGGTAGGTGATCCCGCACCAGGTGCATCATCTTCGTCGCCTCCTTGCGGGTTCCACTCAATGCTTCCTTGAGCCCCGTTGCGGTGGCAAACCGGCTCTGCTCCATCATGAGGAGCTCGTGCCGAGCCTGGTCCATTGCAGCCTGCATGCGCGCGGCGAGATGCTCGGAGAGCGTGGTCCGAGCGCCCAGCATCAGCAGACCGGTCATGCCAACAGCCATAAAGGCCTGTGCGTACAGCGTGGTCAGGTCATTGCTCGCCGGCATCATCATTACGATGGCGACATTCGATGCAGCACCAATGATGGCCGTCCCCTGCCATCCATACAGTGAGGCCGCGGTGAGCAGCGCAGCCATGATGCCGATAAGGGCCAGCTGGTGCCTATTTGCCCCGGCATCCCTCCCTAGCAAGATCATGGCGGCGACGACGACGAGCAGGCATACCATGCCAAACACGTTGCTACTGCGAGCAAAACGACCCAGCTCCAGAAAGCTCAGCCGATGTTCCGCCTGAGCCCTGCGGACCGCGCGCGCAATCAAGAGGATCAGTGGGGTGATTGAGAGTGCGCCCAGATAGGCACCTAGGAAATATTGGCAGCCCAGCTCGTCATAGGGCAGCGGCTGCTCACCTGGTGCCAGCTGCTTGAGCAGGCTGTAAGAAATAAGTCCCTGCAGCGCCTTCGCAATGGACGCGACGAAGGCGAAGCCCAGCAGGTACCCCATGTTTCTGGCGACCGGGTTTGCCAGGCCTGGGAGGCGACTCCTGACCAGCCAGGCGCCGGGGGCGAGGATGCTCATGGGCGGGACGCTGTTAGCCAGCACCCAGGTAAGACCGAACTGGTCGAGGGATTGATGGTTCTGGTAGCTCAGGGGCACGAGCTCGCCAACGATGAGGGCGGGCCAGAAGCGTGGCCGCACCAGCAGCAGGCAACTCAAGCGGAGACCGGCCAGGGGAATCCAATTGCTGAGCGAAACACTGGCGATCGATATCTCGCGAATCCCTGCGTAGGCTGCCCCATAGAGGACGGCGATACCGACGCTCCACGCCAAATAAGATCTCCATCCCCCCATCTGCCCCTCTCCATCCCCTGAGACCACATCCAATCGCCACTACACCGCTGAGTCGGTGAACTGCTTGTGAAACTAGGCTCACTTGTAACGTTCCGTAACGCTCGGACTCGGGCAGCCTTCCGTTGCGGCGCACCGAACCTCCGTACAGGATATGCTCGCAGGGACATTCACAAGGGGGAAATCGCATGCGCCCATTGGCTACCGCCATCTCAGCTCTCGCAGTGCTGACCACCCTCAGCGCCGCCTCCGCCGTCGCTCAAACCGCAACCGCGGCCGACCTGGGGCGAATCGCTCCCCGCACTGCGAACCTCAGCCTAAGCCCGTCCTGGCGGGCTTACGCGTTTGACAGGGACGGTGTGCGTTACATCCAAATCAATGATGCCACCGGCACAGTGCATGCGGCATTTGCGACCCAGGGCGGCGGCTACCTGGTACTCCCGCTGGGCACCGATGCTGAGCGCGTGATCGTTCCGCCTTCAGCGAATGCGCTGCCGAGTGGAAGCGGCGAGTTGATCTACAAGGACAGTGCCGTGCAGGTCGAGCTCCTGCAGGATACAAACGGCATGGGGTACTGGATCGTACGGCGAGCCGAGCCTTCGGCCCCACAGGCGTCGTCTGCCGAGGCGCAGCCGCCGTGCACCGGCGCTGGCTGCAGCGGCAACACGTTCCAGGCGCTTATTGCTCCGCCTGTTCAGCGCATGAGCAGCGATGAGGAATGCACCGGCGCTGGCTGCAGCGGCAATACCAGTCCCTGACCCGATTGATCAGGACGCCGGATCGAACAGCTGCTGCTGACGCTCGGCGATCTGGACGGCGCGAACGCGCCTGATGATCCGATAAATCTGCTGCAGACCCAGCTTGTGCTGGCGCGCTAAGGCCTCGGGCAGCATGCCCTGCTCCGAGGCCCGGTAGATAGCCTGGTCGCGCTCACTGGTGCGCATGGCAAAGCCCACAGGCACGTAGAACTGCAGACCCGCGTATTCCTCACAGATAGACCGCGCCACACGCATCCCGAGCTGCTGAGCTTCTTCCGGTGCGACGAGACCAGATTCTGCCAGCACCTGGCTGGCGATATCGGACCAATCCCGGATGAGCTCGGGGATGCGGTCGGCCGGCTTCGACATCAGGGTGCCTCGCCGAGACGGTCACACCACGCCTTGAGATGTTCGATCACCTTGCTGGCCACCCAGCTCGGCAGAAGATTGGCATGGTCCCAGCCAACGCGCTGCGGGTGATAGGGCTGAGATTGGTGACGCACGTAGGCGCCGAGAGCTTTGTCTGACCCGTCCTCAATCGCGCTGGCCTTGGCCAGCTGGGTCCATAGGTGTCGAATCAGAGCAGCCTGGGTGCCCTTCCGGTAGACCGCCCCGCGGCCACGACGTGGCCCCCTCGGATCTTTCCAGCCGTGGGCCACCATGTGCGCTAGAACAGCCTCACGTCCTGCCAGGTCTAAGTCCTTGGCTGATCGCACCCGAGCCACAGTCCAAAGTAGAGCGCGATAGGAGTCATCGCACATCTTCAGTTCCTTGGCGGCAATGTGGATCATCGCCAGCTCGCTGCTGCGCCCTGGTGCTTTGGTCTTCGCCTGGCTTGTCTTTGCCATCATGGGTTCCTCGACGCGATGCGCGGACGTCCGCGCATCCGTTCAGGTTCGCAGTCAGTCGCGCGCGGCTTCGATTTCCGGGTCGCTGATCAAGGCATCGATCAGCTTGTCGACTTCGCCGTCGACGGGCTTCACCACGACTGCATCGGTGTCATCGGTGACCTTCACGCCGAGTTTCTTCAACTCGCCTGCAGAGAGGTTGCCGAGCGCTTTGCGGATCGGCGTCTCTTCGACCTTCACCAGCGCCTTGAACTGGTCCGGGTGATGCTTCCGGATCAGGCCGACGACCGCGTCCTGATCCGTGAACTCGATCTTGCCCTTTTGCTTGACGAAACCGACCTTGATGCCGTGCAGGATGCGGGTCTTCGGCGAGCGGAACTCGTCGGCACTGCCCTCAATCGCCTCCCGCAGTTCGTGGTGGCTGGCCTTGAAGCGGACCACCGCGTTCCTGATGCCCTGCAGGCGCCGCCGCTTGGCCTTCTCCTGCTCGTCCCGCAGCTCCTGCAGACGTTGGGCAAGCTCGGTGCGGGCGGTTGCGAATGCCTTCGCCAGATCCTCGATCTCTTGCATTTGCATAGGGCTTAGTCCTTGTACTTCGTGCCGCAGAATGGGCAGTGGGTGGCTACCGCGATCGGGATGCCGCGGCGTGTGGGGAGATCGTGGAGAACGCGCACCTGCACGCGCGGTTTGCCGGCGGCGCGACCGTCCTCCCCGCGGGGGATGAGGATGGCCAGGTGGGTGCCAGTGGCCCTGAGTTGCCGATTGACGTTGACGACGCAGTTGCAGCTCACGAAGGCAACCTCATCTGGCCGACCAGGTCGGGAATGGAGACGCGCCGCATGGCGGCGATCTGCTCTAGGCCGGCCATCGAGCGCGAGCGAAGGAAATCGCACGTCTCTTGCAGTTCTTCCGCCGTCTCAGCGATGAAATAGCCGTCGCGCGGATGGGCGCAGATGTGCTGCCCGGCTTTGCGCAGCTCGACAACGAGCTCGCGCAGGTGGCGCTCGTGACCGGAGGTCGGATTGGCCCCGAGGATCTCGCGACAGAGCGCCGTGGCGGTGACGCCATGCCGGCGTCCGATATGCCGGCGAAGCGCGCTGAGCAAGGTGTCGCGGTTCAGTTCGACGAGGGACATGAAGGGTCTCCTGGTTGGTGACGCCCGCTTACCTGCGGCTCGGCAATGGCGCGTCCGCACGGTTGCGGCGCCGGCTTCCGTGCCACAGCTTTTGGATGAGCAGCTCGCCACGCTGCCGGAGCTGGAATCCAGCACGCCGTTCGCGGTGATGCTCCACCGGCTCCGGCGCGCCGCGCTCGGCAGACTCGAAGCGATCGACGCGGGCCAGCATCTGTTCCGGCTGCGCCAAGAACTGGTCAAGGGTGATGTGGAACCGCTTGACGCGGCGCTGCACATACACCTCGCTCCAGCGCTCGATGTGATCATCGCTATAGACCTTCATGCCGCCTGCTCCTGATGGACGATCGATCGAGCCTCGACCAGCAACGAGTTCGCAGCAGCCACCTTGACGAGCGCCGGAGAGCGATCTGGCACCAGAGCAAGCGCCTCCAGAAGGCTCGCCGTAGCGGCCTGCGCGTCCTGCGCCAGGCGCTCGATAGCATCCTGCGAGGGTTGCACCGTGGGCGTATCGGCAAGCATGGCCGCCGCCTCATCCGTCCTTGGCAGAAGGAAAGACCACTCTTCCGGGCACGCCAGGCACCAAAGACCACGAGTCCCGGTCCTCGGAGAAAGCACGTGGCTGTTATGCCGAAGACGCGACAGTACGTTCTGGAGCTGCTCCCGAGTCAGCGCGCCACGCAGCGCCACGAACAGACCTTCGCGCGTCAGCGAGCCGTTGGCGCGCGCCAACGCCTCCATCACCTTCCGCCCGTTGGGCGAGATATGGCGGAAGCGGGCTATCCGTTGATCCAGCTGCATGTTGCGGAGGAGCTTCTCTGCGTGCGCCGTACCTTTCTCGGTGCAGTCATATCGCAGCACAGCGTCCGGGCAGTGGTTGCGCTTGATCATGCAGCTCTTGATCAGCTCAGTGATCGCAACATTGACGCTTTCGGCCGCGACGTTGAGGGCGCGGGCAATGTCTCCTATGGCCACCGGCTGCGGCTGCTTGTGCAGGTGGATGACGGCACCATCGATGAGCCTCATGCTCCTTCTCCCACGTCGACGTCATCGCCAGCGCGGCGGCGAATCCAGCGGAGATAGGCGGCAAGCGCATCGACCTTCGCGTCATCCGTTTCCGCCTCGGGTATGCCAGGGACCAGCCACGTCTTGCCGTCGTGCGCCAAGCGCGCCGATCCGGCGATCAGATTTGCCAGCAACTTCGGCTGGCCCCGAGCGATGAGGATGGCGCCTTTCGGTACAGCCACGCCGGTCTCGATCAAGCCGGATTCCCAACAAAAGGCCACCGTGTGCTCGTCACGCGGCGCCATCGCATTGAGCACATCGGCAGCGTCCGCACCGGTTGCGCGGATCGAAGAACCCCTCCGAGAAAGGCGAACGTGGATGGCCATGTCAGACCCTCCCCACCAGGTCGCCGTCGATCTTCTCCAGGCCGATCTCCACCGCCTGGTTCATGCACTTCACGATCAGGTTCTGCACGCGGAGCGGATACAGGCTCGATTCCGACTCATTGCTGCCCGGCCGACGCCGCGTGAGACGCGCGCGCATCGCATCGTAGGCATCCTTCGTGAACACCTGATCCAGCGTGAGGCCCACCCGCTTGAGCTTAAGCGCCAGGTATTCCTCCAGGTTGCCATTGAGCGGCGCGAGGCGCGCGATCTCGCAGCGCTGGATCACCTCGCGCGCATCGTAGTTGCGGCGTTCGTCGAGGCGATCACCCAACTCGGGCTGGCCCACGAGGATGATGCCCAGCAGCTTCTTGAAACCATCCTCCATCTCCCAGAACCGTTTCAGATACTTGAGCGTAGCGAGCGAGAGGTCGTGCGCCTCTTCGATCATCAGGACATGGGAGGTGCCGGTGCGCGCGCTGGCTGAAAGGATGCGCTGGATCTGCCGCGCCTTCGCTTCCAGGCTCTGCTTGGGCGATTCCGTAGAGAGGTCCGCGATGATCGCGTCGCAGATGTGGGCTGCCGTCAACGACTTCTTGTCGATGGTCTGAGGCTGGATCACGACGATAGCCTCTGCGTCGCGCTTGATGCGCTCCACCAAGTCGCGGCGCAAGGTCGACTTACCGCTGCCACTCTCGCCAACCACAGCGACGAAACCGCCGTGCTTAGCGGCGTAGTACATGCTTTCGCGGATGTAGCGCTGATTCTTTGAGAGATACACGTCCTGCGGCCCCTGTACGTCATCCAGGAAGGGGTGGCGGACGAGTTGGAAGTGTTCGCGTGCGGCCTGGCTCAGCATCTCGATCTCCGGAAGGTCAAAGGGTTCGTGGTGGGAACCAGGCGCAGCCTGGTTGGCATGCGGGTTGAGCGCGCCGATGTAGGTGTGTGCGGGCGGCGGAGCGGGCGCTGCAGCGCTTCCCTCGTAGTTCCAGGCGGTCGCGATCTCGTTCTCGGGCACGGCGCGGGCGCGAAGGAACGTGGCCACCTGAGCCTTGAGCGCGTAGAAATCGACGGTGCGCGGCCAGCGCTGCTGGGTGAGCAGCGTCGATACGGTGCTGGTGGAGAGCGACTGTCCAGCACGCTTTCCGGACTGGTAGGTCATCGCGCGGCAGAGATCGCCCTGGCTGATGTTGTGTCGCCGCAGCAGCGCATGCAGCTGAAGCGGCGTGTGGTTCTTCTCGGTGGGCCGTCCGGTGCGCATCACAGCTCCAAGGCGTAGATGGCGTGACGGACCGGATGCACCAGGCGAACGTGCGTGCCGCGCTTGATGCTCACGAGCTGGCCGGGAACGAACCCGGCGCTGTCGTGGTTCACGGCGACGATGACAGCCCAGCGCTGCTCCATGTCGTGGCACTCCTGGTTCGCGTAGGACAGCGGCGCCAGAACTTCGCCCTGGTACTCCAGGCGCATGAAAGTCTGGCCCGGCTTGACCTGCTCGACGGGTACCACGTGCGGGTTGATTCGCGTGGCTTGGCTGTGCAATTGGTGGTTGGTGTGTGCGGACATGACTGATCCTCCAGATCAGGGGTGGACGGGTCTTACAGGCGGGAAAGCTGCCGCTCGGGCTCCATATCGGTGGCGAGAGGCGACAGATGCGCGGTGAGGCAGATCTCGGCCAGGGCGGCGGCGGAAAGCTCACTGGCAGGCTCAGCGCGCGGGCGCAGTGCTGCCGGTTCGACCTGGTCAAGGAAGACGATGGGCGTGGCAGCGGGAAGCGAGCAGCACGTGCCGGGCGGGTAATAGCCCACGGTGCCGGGCTTCTCCCTGCACGCGACGACGACGACAGGCAACAACGCGTCGACGTTGGCGCGATCGGCCGTGGAAGCATCGATGCGCGCATGCGCACCGATCGCGATGCAGCGGAGCGCACAAACGCACTCCACCAGTTCAGGTCCGATGGGCGTGAACAGATCGCCCTCGGCGGCGTGCATCAGAAGCTCAGGCGCTTTGAACGCGAATGTGGCGAGCATGTGCTGGGTTCCTATTTGATGGCGACGAGGCGCGGCCGCTCCTGGGCCGGCGCGGTGAGACGCTGGGCAAGCGAGTCCAGCTCCGTCTCGGGAACACCGTCGGGGAACCACCCGCGAACTCGGGAGGCCTCGGCCGGCGTGAGAGGACGTTCAAGGCGAGCACGCAGCTCAAGCAGCGCCTGTACATGGCTGAGAGGGCGCAGATCCACGTGGATCGGGTTGGGCACATCGAGCTCCGTGCCGCGGCGCAGGATGTGGCTTGGCGCAGCTGCAGCGGCTTCGCGCGAATCCTTGAAGGGATCGATCTGTCCATTGAAGGCAAGGCGCCCTTTGTTGCGCGCCGTCGCGGCATCGAGGGTGTCGCGCTCGCCGTATGCCGCTTCGTTCAGATCCTTGCGGGCGGTGTCCACTTCGGTGTCCGCCTTTGCAGCGTACTGTTCGCCGATCACCGGAGCGTTGACGAAGAAACCTGCGTGGTCAGTCGCGATCGGGTCGCACTCGATAAAGCGCGTGGAGCCGTCGTCGTTCTCGCCCAACACAAAGATGCTGGGCGCGCGGTACGGATTGACCGCCACGTTGACGACCTCGCCGACGCGAATGTTGGGGACGTGTTCGACCGAGTAAACCGCGGGTTCGTGGCCGCGAACGGTGAACTTGATGGTCAGGTTGCCATTGACCTTGCGCGACTCGGGTCGGCTGTGCAGCAGCGTGCGGCACAAATCCTCCGGCGGGCAGAGGCGAAGCTGGTCCTGGCGAATGGTCTGCCATAGCCCATCGCGGGTGTGGCCGTGGCGGCTATGGATGGCTGTGCCGCAGAAAGCACGCAACCAGGTGTCCATCTCGCCATTGAGCTGCTCGACGCTATCGATACGAGTGAAGGTCAGGCGACCCTCAAACTTGCGCTCGATGACGTTGTGGATGCCCTCGACCTGGCCCTTGGCACGCGGATTGCCAGGCTTGTGCGCCCAATGCCGGATCATCAGCGCGGTCAGAAGCGCGGCGATGGCGTGGCTCTGATTCGCGCTGCCCGCGTCCCACACCAACAGCCACGGCACGCCATGCATAACGTGGGTGTCATTGCGTTGCATCGCCCACATCAGGAACTCGAACAGCGTCCGCTGATCCTCGCCACTGGTGTTGTAGTAGCGGCACAGCACGTCGCCCGTGTAGTGGTCTGTGACCGCATAGCGGAGCAGCCGCTGGTTGCTCACCTTGGCGAGGTCGCGTGGCTTGCGCTCATTGAACTTGCGCTCGTCCATCACGCCCATGCGGCCGTTGCGCAGGTAGTAGAGAACGCAGATGGAGGCGTCGAGCTGCCAGACGTGGTTCGGGTGCAGGCTGCGCATGTCGACATGCGGCTCGGGCCGGGCGAGCTGGCGCGGGTGGCAGGCGTGCTTGCGCATCAGCCGCTGCATGGTGGCGTTCGACACGCGCTCGCCAAGCAGGCCGTTGCTGTGAGCGATCTCGATAGCGTCGCCGACTGGGAGCAGCTCCTTGCCGGTCTGGCGCTGGGAAGCGCGCAGGATGCCGGCGACAGCCTTTACCTCGGTCTCGCTCACCCGGCTGTCGCCCTTGTCCGTGCGGACCTTGCGACCGCTACTCCAGCCAGCATGCGCTCGCAGCTTCGAGTAGACGGTTGGGCGTGAAATTCCCAGCCAGGTCATGGCGTCGGCGATCAGCCTGCCCGCCTCGCCGCGGCGAGCGCCGGACAGGCGCTCCGCGAGCTTGCGGAAGTAGTCCACTTCGGCGAGCTGGCCAGGGTGCATGATCACTCGCCCAGGTCGTCAGCCAGGTCGCGGAGCTGGTTGCTGCACCAGGAGAGGTTCTGCTCCAACCGCGACTGCACGTCGCCATCGACCTGCAGGCCGAGCTCGCCGCAGCGCGTGTGGATATCGGCGATAGCGGCGCGCATCCTGGCGATGTGCGAGGCGGCTTCCACAGCGCACTCGTCGACGTCGCGCAGCAGCTGCTCAACTTCTTCACGCAGCTTGCTCTCCGGGGTATCCCGGCGCTTGTCGCGCGTCAGCTTGTTGATGCGCTGATCCTTCGCGTGGATTATCTCTTCGTTGGCCGCCTTCTCTTCTTCGTGCTCCTTGCGCTCGGCGCGCAGCGTGGCCTTGAGCTCGCGCACCGTCATGGTGTCGATATCGTCGAGCGTCAGCCCGGCGACCGTGCCGCCATCTTCCAGCTCGGCGAGCGTGTCATCGTCCTCGCTGAGCAACTCCAGCGCCTTGCTCGTGCCAAGCCCAGCCAGTCGGGGGCGATCCTGTAGCTTCGCCGCGGCCTGCATGGCACGCTGAGCAAAGCGGATGCCGAAGCCGATCTCTTCGACCGCGGCATGGAACTTCCCTTTCGGCTCGTGCTCCCGAATCTGGATCAGCAGCTGGCCGATCTCGATCAGGCGCGCTGCGCTCTCCGCCGCGTTGATCTTGATGCGCGCGATGTAGAGGTCCAGGTTGTACGGCATGTCCACGCCGAACCTTTGCTCGATGACCGCGAGGCGCTGCGCATCAGCAGCCATTGCCACGCCCGCCGCTTCGAGCTCACGCTCGTTGATGCCCTTGCTCGGCGCATCGACTTGTGCCGGCGTCAGTTGCTTGCTACTACGTGCCATGTGCTGCTCCCTGGTTTAGCGGGTGACGGTGAAACGCTGATGGACTTCCTCGACGCGGCTACGCGCTTCGCCGAGGGCATTGAGGATTCGGAGGGCGGCCTGGCCAAAGCGGGGCGTCACACGCCAGCGGCCGGATTCGAGGGTCTCTGCAAGGCCGGCCTCTTTGAGGTTGGCGAGGTCACGCGTGACGTTGCTAGCGCTGGTGCCGATGGCCTTCGCGACTTCACCGGGCGAGAGGCCTTGCACTTCGTGGCCGGTGAGCAGCATCAGCGTCTTGAGCACGCGCTGCTGCGCGTCGTTGATGTAGCGATCAGACATCGCCGTACACCTCCGACAGCCAGCGGCGGACATGCGGCACCTCGTCGATGGCCAGCGGATAGCGCGTGCCGAAGAAGCGCAGCTCGCGCACATCGGCGCCAGAGACACTGCTTTCGATCGCGAGCACAACACGGGTTTCGAGCACGAATGCGTAGGAGCGCGATATTGCTGATTGATCGGTCCACGGGACCGCGGCGTCCGATTGGCTGCTGTACAGGTGAGCGATCACGGCCTCGCCGGCAGGCGGCAGGTACGACAGCACAAGCGTCCGCCCAAGCTCGTGGCTTTCGAGAACGAGTTCGCGGACCCTGCCCGACGCGGCGGGCTGGGATAGAGAGGGCATCGTCATGACAAAGGGAGCTCCGGCTGGGATTGCCGCTCGACATGCGCACGCTCGACAGCGAGCCGATGGATGGCGGCAGTGAGGAAATCGATGGTTTCGTCGGCGGCCTTCTTGCCCTGGGCATAGGCAATGACCGCCCCCACGGCAGCGGTGCAGGCTTCCTGCAGGCCGTGGAGATCCGCGCTGGATGGCATGCGCCCGGTCGGCAGATCGATCACCAGCTTGCGCGAGCTGGCTGCGAGGTAGCCGCTGACGTAGCTGGCCCCACACGCATGCTCGAAACCTGCGATCTTCCGGGCCGGGATATTGCCCGTCGCCATCCACTTGTAGATCGTCCCGCCGTTCTCCGCGACCAGGTCGGCGATCTGGTCGACGCTCTTGCGGGCGTTGTGCTGCGCGTACGAAACGCAGCCTTCGACTGCTTCCTGCAGGGTCTGCGGGCGCCAGACCTTCCAGTTACGGGGCTTCATTGGAACCCCCGCGCTGCAGCTGGGCTCGGGCACTTCCAAACGCGAGCACGCTTTGCCCTTGTGCAATTCCATTGCGCGGGGTGAAATGAGGGCCGACCACCACCGAGGGACCGGCCGTGACGGCTACCGACTTCAACGAGCTCGCGGGGCGCACCGAGGCGTTGACCCGGGTCGTAATGCACGTGATCGCGCTGCTGGAGGACGGCGGCGTCATTGACGGCCCCGCCCTGCGCGACCAGCTGAGGACGACCGTCCTGTCGGGCGGGCCCGCGATGGACGTGGCGAACGACCGGCTTCACGGCTTGGCGGCTGCGATGGGCGCGGCGTGTGCGCGGCGCCAAGGATGGGCTGGTCGACCCGAAACCCCGCCGCGTCGTACGTGAACGAAGGCATGCGAGATTCCCCTGTGAGATACCGTTCAACCCATCACCGCCCGCAGCGCGTCGGCGCTGCGATTGCCCGTGGTCGGGCGACGGCGGTGCTTTGCTGCCGGGCCGTGCCACTGCGGCCAGAGCTCCGCCAGCGGAATTCGCGTGATCGACGCGATCCGGTTCTCGATGGCTTTGCTGCGGCTCCGGCCGTGGATCACCGCCCCCACCGTGGTGGGCTTGACGCCGCATTCCTTGGCGATCGCGCTCTGCGTGTAGTCCTGCAGCGCCAGCGCGTACTTGATCCGGGCGGGCTGCTTGAGCGTCTGTTCGGTGGTCATCGGCGGTTTCTGGCCCGTATGCGCGAACGTTCGCGCCTCAAATGTGTACCGCTAAAATGTAGTACATCTTCACGGTACATAAATGCAGTACGGCTGTCAACCTGCCGGGAGGGGATCTGATGCATCCGGCGGAAATCAAGGCGGCCCTGACGATCGCGGGCTACAAACAGACGGACGTGGCCCGGGAATGCGGGGTTGCCCCGACGACGATCGGCGCTGTGATCAACGGCCGCAGTCGCAGCGAGAAGGTCGAGAACTGGATCGCGGAGAAGATCCGCAGGCCGGTCGTGGCCATTTGGCCGCAGTGGTATGGACAAGAGACCGAGCTGGTGCTCGACGAAACGGAGCGGTCTCTCGTGCGCGCATTCCGCGAGGCATCGCCTGCATCGCAGGCGACGGCTCTGAAGGCAGTGGGGATAAGCGCCCAAACGGCAGCTGCGACGGGCGAACGGATCGTCAGTACTGGATCACATGCCCGCATAGCCGGGCGCGACTTTCACGAGGACAGCGCTCGCAAGAAGTGATGCGCAATAGGGGGGATGGAGATGAAGGCGCGATGGATTTGTGCGGTACTGGCCACTTTCGTGGCCTGCGGAGCATGGGCTGCTGATTCCGATCCGTGTGATCTTGCCAAGCATCTCGCTCAGCACCCGGAGATGAAAGCGCTGATATCCAAGGCTGGTGCTCAGCGACTTCAACAGGAGGCGGAGCTGGACTCCCTATCTCAGAAGCACCAGAGCCCTAAGGAATGGGCCTCCGCCCGCGACCGAATCCAGAGCTGTTATCGGGATGCCTATGCAGTGACGACGGGGACGCCATTGCAACCTCTGGTGCAGGACATCTACGCAAGCTGGCTCCTCTTTCATGAGCAGCCTTCCAGCCAGACCCTCCACGACCTCAATCGCGCGAACGCGAAACTGCAGGCCGTGCTAGACGCTCAGTAGTTAACGCGCGCTATCGCATGACGAGCGAGGGGAAAGAGATGAGCGAGATCCACAGCATCGGCGACGGCAACCGCACGGCAGGGCGCGACTACTACGAGAACTTGCACGTCCACGGGGTTGCAGAGAAGCCGATCGAAGGCCAAGAAATCGCTCCGTGCCGAAAATGCCAGCAGCCGATCTGGATCTACGCCACTGTTTGCCCGAACTGTGCCTACGACCCCGGCGTCGAGGCGAGGATTATCGCCGTTGAGCAGCGGGCTAAGCAGGTCGAGCTCAATAGAAAACTGCTCGCAATGCAGTTAAGGGCCTGGTCGATTCGCGCACTGCTTACCTACTTCGTCACATACCCACTTTTCGTCTGGTCATACCACCGTTCTGGCGGCGGTACGTTCGAGCTGGTCGGCGCGATCATTGGCTTCTTTTTCGTGACGGCGAGCGCCGCGGAGCTGCTGATTTGGTACAGCTACCAGATCCAGGATTCGATCGAACTCTGGCTGCGTCGGCGAGCGAAGGCGAGGTGAGCGACGCATACAGCACATGGGCTATGACCGCCCATGTTGCGATGACAATCGGATCGACCATAGGAGCTCTTGCATGTTCGATGAACTAGAAACAGATCGACTCACGCTCATCAAAGCTAACGGCACAACAGTCACGGACATTGCTGCCAGTGTGCAAGGCAGGAAGGTCTTTACATCCCGTGGAGACCTCCAGATCGAGCATGGCGACCTGCTAATCCGGCACCGGTCCAACGGCACGGAAGAACACTATCGGGTACTCGACGCGGACTTCAGTGAGGCCTTCATCGACATACCGGCGAGCTACACACTGGAAGTGGAAAAGGTGGGCGCTCCCGCACCCAGGTCGCGGCCTCAGTCGGTTACGTACAACGTGTCGGGCCCCAACGCCCGCATCAATCATCACTCGGTAGACCAGTCAACGAATGTTGTCGGCGACAACGCGGTCGTTCATGATCGTATCGCTGACCTGCGGCGTGCGGTCGAGGATGCGGGGCTTGCTGACTCTGATCGCCAAGAGGCTCTGGATGTCGTGAATCACATCGAAAGCCAATGCGGCAGTGGCACACCCAAGCGCTCCGTCGTCAAGGCAATGTTGGCAGGCCTGCCAGCGGTAGGCGACATCGCGAAGTTCGGTGTAGCACTTCTTGACGTACTGTCTTAGCAGCCATTCATACCGCAGGCGTGAAACAAGCGCCGTTATTAGCAGAAGCTAAAAGATCAGCGGACTAGCCATGCCGCCCAATAGGGCGCATGGCCACCAACTCTCCCCCCCGCGGCATCCGCAACAACAACCCCGGCAACATCCGGTGGAAAGACCCGTGGCAGGGTCTACTCCCGAAAGACCAGCGCACTGATCCGGACTTCTGCCAGTACGCCGCCCCGGCCTGGGGCGTGCGCGCGATTGCCGGCACCCTGATCACCTATCAGGACAAGTACGGCATCAACACGATCCGTGCGGCCATATCGCGCTGGGCCCCGCCGGAAGAGAACGACACCGAGGCCTATATCGCAGCCGTCTGCGCGTCGTCCAAGATCGAGGCCGAGGCACCGTTGCGCATGCACGACTTCGTGGCGCTGATGCCGCTAGTACGCGCCATCGTGCGCCACGAGAACGGCGCCGGTCCACGCGCTGGCGGCGAATGGTACGAGGATGCTGTGTACGACGAGGGGCTGCGCATGGCCGGTGTGGTGCCGGACATTCCGCCGATTCCGAAGCCCAGCCCCATCGCTGTGGCTGTCACCACGGGCGGTGTCGCCGCGGTTGTGCAGGGCTTCACGCAAGTCCAACCGGTCCTGCAGGCCGTGAGCCAGGTCAATGCCACCACCAGCGGCTGGCCGGCCTGGCTACAGATCGCAGCTGCGACG